ATTCCTAATGATGAATATTATGTACGCGACCTTCGTCCTGCTCTATCTACTTTTCGTGATTCTCGCTGTCTTTGGATTTCTACTCCTCGTGGTAAGGGTAATTATCTTTATGACTATTATTTACGGGGACAAGACGAAGAGTATGAGGAGTGGGGTTCTGCTATTTATACTTGGCGCTCTAACCCACGTCTTTCTGAAAAAGATGTAATGGAAGCTAAGCGTTCGATGACGCGGGCGCTATTCGCACAAGAATATGAGTGTGAGTGGACTACAACTGAATCTCAAATTTACGAATCTCTAAATGAAGATAAGCATATAGGAAGCTATCAAGGTCACAAGTTTGTAGAAGTTATTGCTGGACTCGACGTAGGATATAGAGACGAAAATGTTTTTGTAGTTATAGGATTCGATGGAGAACGATACTATATACTTGATGAATATATATCTAGAGAATCTACTACATCAGAACTAGCAGCTATAATACAAGAAAAGATTGATGAATGGCGTATTGATAATATTTATATTGATAGCGCTGCTCAACAAGTAAAAGCAGACTTCGCATATGACTATGATATAAATACTACTAACGCTATTAAGTCAGTTAACGATGGTATTAACTTTGTTCAGTCGCTAGTAGAAAATGACAAACTACACTTTGATACAGAAGGAGCTTCACATAGCTTTCGTGCTATGGCTTCTTATAAGTGGAATCCGTCAACAGATGTGCCTAAGCCTGTGCACGACTGGGCAAGTCACCCATGCGACGCTATACGTTATGCGCTATACACACATGACCGCATGAGCAATATTTCGATATATAGTTAAGGTAATAATATGACTAATCTAAGACGCGAACCCATTAAATACTTAAGAGACTTTATTAAAAAAGACTATAAGGCTAGAGACTGTTGCTATATATGCAGCGTTACAGAAAACCTTGAACTTCATCATTTATATAGTGTAAGTGAGCTATTTAATAACTGGTGCGCTAAACACAGCATCAAAGAGGTAACAAGCGAAGAGCAAATCAAAACTCTAAGAATAACTTTTGCTAATGATTGCGCCGAAGCTCTTGGTCATGACAACTTATTTACCCTTTGTGGAGTACACCATAAGAGGCTTCATAACATCTACGGCCAGCGCTATGCTAATTCCTTAGCACCTAAAATACGTAATTGGATAGAAATCCAACGTAGTAAATATGCAGAAGAGCAATAAACATTTTGAAGATTATAGTATTTGAAGTAGCTGATAAAATTATATAATATTAGTTATACAAAGAAATAAACATAGAGAGTTAACTACTAATGGCAAATAAAGAAGTACCTGCCTGGAGACAGTGGATATCTGAAAAGTTAAATCCTGCCCAACCATCAATAGCCTCTTTAGAACCTTTTGCGTCTCCAGAGACTATTACAGATTATCTCCAAGCTTACCGAGAGATTGAAATAGTACATCGTGCTGTTGAGATGGTTATCAGTGCTTGTGTAGAAGTACCTCTAATAATTGAGGGCAGCGGTCCAGCTAAGAAACTCAATAAGCTACTAAATATTAAACCTAATCCTTTTGAGGATCGCGTACGATTATTCAGAAGAGCTTTTTTAGACTTTCATTTAGATGGTAATGCTTTCTTCTATTATGATGGAGAGTATTTATACCTACTTCCTGCTAATGATGTTGAGGTTGTGCCTGATCCAAAAACATTTGTATCTCATTATAACTACTTAGTATCAAACCAGCGCTCTTCTGATTACTTTGGTTATTCAAAGCAGACACGTAAGTCATCTGCTATTCGTTTTGAAGCACACGAGATAATTCATGTTATGAATGAGAACGAACACTCTATATTCCGTGGAACCTCAAAACTAAAGCCACTACTTCGTTTGATCGAGCTTTACTACTATATGATTAACTTCCAGCGCCAGTTCTTTAAGAATAATGCTCTTCCAGGTTTTGTCCTTACTACTGATAATATACTATCTAAGCGTGTTAAGGAAAGATTACTTGAAGCTTGGCGCTCTACCTATACCACTATATTCGATGGAGCCCGTAACCCTGCTATTCTAGATGGAGGGCTTAAGATTGATAAGTTCTCAACAGTTAGTTTTGGTGAGTTAGACTTTGAAAACTCTATTGAGCGTATTCAACAAGATATGGCTAAAGCACTAGGAGTCCCTTATGTGCTACTTAAGTCTGGTAACAACGCCAATATAGATGCTAATCAAAAACTGTTTTATCTTCAGACAGTACTTCCTATATTAAATCAGTTTTGTAGTGCTTTTACTCACTACTTTAATACAAATGTATCAATTCGTCCAGATCGTCTTTCGGTACCTGCATTGCAACCGGATAATAAAACCCAAGCTACTTACTATGCAACTTTAGTAAATACTGGTATTATTACGCCTAATGAAGCAAGAGAAGGCTTAAGATTTGCAAAACTTGATGGATTTGATACACTAAGAATACCACAGAATATTACCGGTAGTGCTACAGACGCTACTCAAGGTGGTAGACCGGCAGACTCTTCGTCTGCTACAAGCGAGGAAACAACTAATGAGTAATAAAACCTTTTATTTAAATAGTTCTTTCGAAGCTAAAGCCCTTTCTAAAGGCTCAAAATCTTTAAAAATTGCTGGATACGCTAATACTACCTCCAAGGATCGTGCTGGTGACATTGTTACTGCCGAAGCTTGGGCAAAAGGCGTAGAAAACTTTAGACAAAATCCTGTCATGCTATATCAGCATAAACATGATTGTCCTATTGGGCGTTTTAATCAAATCACAGTCGATAAAAAGGGTATATTTGTTGAAGGCACTGTAAGTGAAGCAGCAGAAAAAAATCATGGAATTCATACTCTAATCAAAGATGGAGCCCTAAAAAGCTTTAGCGTTGGTTTCAGAGTTAAAGATGGAAAGTATAATAGTGCAGATGACACTATGCTTATTACCGAAGTTGAACTCCTAGAAATTTCTATTGTTAGCGTACCTTGCAATCAAGAATCTCTATTTAGCTTACGTAAGAGCTTTGACACTACAGACGACTATCGTTCATTTGTAGAGTCTTTTGATAAAGCTACTGAAGAAGATATTAAAATGATGCAAGGTATAAAAGCTGGCATCACAGATATTATGGATGGTCATTACCACACCATAGAAATAGACGATGTGGGCAACGGTGTTACTACCTATGCTTCACATATGGCTACTCATGCACACAAAATAGTACATGGAATAGTTCAGGAAGCTGCTGGTCACACACATTGTATAACTATGGTAGGTGTACCTGTAGCTAGTCCAGACGATGCTGATATAGTTAGCGAACGCCCACTATCTCCTTCTGAACAAGAGATGATGGCCTCTAAAACTATCGAAGGCATCGAACTTAAAGACTCAGTAGATTCTAACGAATCTGATGAAGATGAGTTTGAGCAGATAGATCCTAATGAGCGTATTCCGTTTATTAATCTTCTAGCCGCAGACATAACAAATATTAAGTCTGGGGACCTTGTAAATTATAAAGAAAAAATCTATAAGACCCTTGAAGTACCAACTGCCCAAAGCCCAATCTTTAAATTTTTAGAAGTTGACGCGAACGGTGAACCCTGTGATAATATTCTTAATGTGAATACAGAAGAACTTTCACAACATGAAAAATCAATTAAAACTATAAGTGAAGATAAAGTTTCAAGCAAACTTGATTCAGAACCGCTTCACGAAGATTCAACAAAGGAGAACGACAAAATGGCTGAACAAGTCGTAGAAACAATCGACCTTAGCTCTGCTAAAGCAACTCAGGTTGAGGTTAAAAAAGACGTAGCGTCTGCAAGCGTCTCAGCGCCTAGAGTTGCTGATCTAGTTGAAAAAACTGGTGAAGCTATTCTTAAGGAAGCTGATGCTCAGGCTAAGTACGGTGATTATACACCTGCTGCAACTGAGGAACTAGCAGAACTAAAATCTCAACTAAGCAAGTATCGTGATGAGATCAAGTCTCTACAAAATAGCAAAATGCTATACGCAGAGAATTCACGCTCTTCCGCACAATTTACAGAGAAGGATATGGCTAACGCTGTACTACTTTCCAAGATGCTAAATAAGCGCGACGTATTTGATACTAAGTATGGTAGTCGCATGAAAGCTGTTACATCTGTTGATATGTTCCTAGCTAACTTCTCTTCCAACATCTACACTGAAATGGAACAGCAACTAGTTATTGCTCCAATGTTTAACCGTCTAGCAGTAGACGCTAAGACATTCCGTGTACCAGTTGCAGATGAAGATACTGATGGCGACGTAGCAATGTTCAAGTCTGGTACTTTTGCTACCGGTATTGGCGATCTAACTAACGTTCCAACATCCAATCAGAATAGCATCTCATCCGTAGACTTCACTCCACACAAGTTTATGGCAACTACTCACCTAGCTAAGGACGAAGAAGAAGATACAGTTCTTCCTCTACTAGACTTCCTACGCGCTGCTGCAACTCGTCGTCTAGCTCGTGCTATTGACAAGTCAATTTTACGTGGAAGTGGTGCTCTAACAGGCTTTACAGCCTCACCAACTAACTCAGTAGGTCCAGGAAGTGCTACAGGCTATGCCTCTGTTATCACTGGTATTACTAAGCTAGCAGCTTCTGCAAGTCTAACAACTGCTACAGGTTCCTCATCAACTAAGGCTGACCCAACCAATATCGCTGCGGCTCGTACTGCAATGGGTAAGTATGGTCTACAACTTGGTAATGATCTAGTTTACGTAACTTCTATCGAAGGATATAATAACCTAGTAACTACTTCTGATTTCCGTACAGTTGATAAGTTCGGTCCAAACGCTACTTACCTAACTGGTTCTGTAGGCGCTGTTTACGGTATTCCTATCGTAATCTCCGAATTCCTAGACGTAGCTGGTACAACTGGTAATACTCTAGGTACAATGATATACAAGCCTGGTTTCATGATCGCTGAGCGTCGTGGTATCGAGATTGAGTCTGAGTACGAACCACGTCAACAAGTTACTGCAATGTACATGAGCACTCGTTTTGACTTCAAGGCTCTAACTACTAATTCTAGTGCAGCTCTTGACGCAACTAAGTACGCATACGCAGTTAACGTTAACGCAGGTTAATATTAACTGTTACATCGCTAAGTTTAATGGGGGAGGCGGTCAAACGCCTCCCCTTATTCAATAAAAAGGTAGAGTATTATGACAGATCGTTTTGAAGAAGATTTAGGTAAATATACATATGTTAATTTACCACAAGTAAAAGATTATTTAAGCATTTCTAGTAATACTTAAGATGCTAGGCTTTCTAATATAATTTTTTATGCTACAAGTGTTATTGAACATTATATTGGACAAGAAATAGCTGCTAACACATATGTAGAGATATTTGATGGTGGAGTAAGTTCGGTATTTGTTAGCCGCTTACCCCTAAGTAACGTATATCAGATTACAGAATTTAACGGTTTTGAACACCAAATACTTACTGACCCATCTACTATAGGAGTTCCTAATAGTACTACAGATAGTGCTCTATCTGTAAGTTTCTATAACTCAGCACAGATAAATACAAAGATTAAGCGATTCGGTCAATCTAGTTTAGAGCTACCGCTAGGATCTTATATAGGTTCTACTGCTGTTCCCGATAAGTTCAAGTTTGACGAAGGTGATTTTACCATTGAGATGTTTGTGCGCATAGACGACGCAACCATTCAAAATAACACTATTTTTGAAATTAATACTGACGCAGCTAACTATATGAAGTTTAGCATGTCTAATCAATACGGGCTATCTTTTGAATCTAATGTAGCAGGTGTTGCAACAGTTGTACGTGGTGCTAACACACTTATCGAAAGTCAGCAATTTACGAAGCGTAAGTGGGCTCATGTTGCAGTATCTCGTAATTTAGAGAATGAACGACTATACCTACACTATAACGGTAATACTATAGCTAACGCATCCTATGCGATAGTTGATCATACGTTTACTTCTAATGTTAAGATTGGTAATGGTTTTAAGGGGTATATAGATGAGTTTAGGGTTTCTAGTACTGCTCGTTATAGCTCTAACTTTGTTCCACCTGCTTATAGATTTAGACCCGATAGCGATACCGCTTGTTTAATTCACTTTGATGGTAGAGATAAATCTACATCAGCTGTTGATGCTCACTCTGAGCCTAATGAATATAATTTTGATAGAGGAACTGGTCGTATTACTCGCGATACTGGTAATAAAAATATTGGCCGTACTTACCGTTCTGTACAACGTAGTTATCCTTCACTTAGTCTTGTAGGTCCTGCTACTTTCCAGCCATACCCAAGTGGAGTAAGAGTAGAGTATCGTGCTGGGTATGAAATTGGTAGTATTCCTTATGACCTACAATTAGCTACTCTTGATTTTATTAAAATAATATATAAGCAAGATCAGGAGAAAAAAGGATTTAGTTTTGAGGGTGAGCGTGCTGATAACTTTAGTTTATCTAGTAATTTTCCTCCACATATTACTCGCGTATTAGACCTATATAGGATTATTAAGTAATGAAAACTACGTCTACTATAACTATCAACGGTAAACCCATAGCTAAACACGTAGCTGATGTAACAAAAGCCATTAATGCTGGTAAAAGACAGAATCTAAAAGTCAGAAACGATGTATTAAGGTTGTTTTCTGACTTTATAGCTACACGCGGTCCTTTCAAAGATGCATCCGGGTCTTCTGCTTTTACTAAAAGTACTGCTGCACCAGACATGCAAGGTAGTTTAAAAAGTTTTGAAGACTATTTTGGCATAGCTGTAGAGCCTAGTAATTTAGCAGGCGGTGCTCAAGCCTACACTGAGATTAAACAAAGAATTAGTAAAGATACTAGCACTACAATTACGTCTATACAGCTTGGGGGTGCGGATTTATCACAGTTTGAATCTGCTTTTGGGTTAACACAATATCAAAAAGCAGATTCAGGTAAGTTTAGCTATACGGGTACTACGATAAGTAGCTTAAAAAGTGATAGTTTAGTAAAGTATATACAAAGTAGGCCAGACTTAGAACGAGAAATAGTAACAAGAGCTCAGGAAAAATTTCAAAATGCCCTATATATAAACTACTTAGATAAGCGACATAATAATAAGCCTACTGTATCTGTATTAAAAAATGCTAAAAGTGTTTTACAGTTAAATTCTATAACTAGCCCCTACTTAGAAATCACAGCTAGAGTTGTATCTCTAGCTAACAGCCCTACTATAAACTTACAGATTAAACTATCTGCCGCTGGAGAAAAAGAACTAGCAACCAATAGTGTAGATA